TTCAACATATTACGAATCCAAGGCCATAAGTTAAATTCTACATTTAATACATCATAGAATAGATTGTATAAAATTTTTTGTACATCTTCATCAGATGAGCGAATTTGTAATACCTCACCCATATCATTACGCAATGTACTTTCATCAGCTAAGATATCTAGGGCAGAAGCAATGATAGCATCTGTATCCATTGAATCATATTCGGAATAAAGTGTGGGGCGTAAAGTTTGGTAATTAAAGCTACTTTGATATCCATAAATTGAGGTGTGTGAGTTAGTATAGATACGATTAAATCTATCTACTAACGCATTAGTTTCATATTCACCTGAAACTTGGATTTTGTTTATATCAAATACTTTTAACTGGTTATCTCCTTCATTTCGGATGATAACATCGGTTGAAAATAGTCGTCTTAATCGTGAAAATAATCCTGTATCTGCCATATTTTAGTTTATATAAGCCAAGAAATGTCTTCTTTGCCGTTTGAGTAAGGGTTGTCTATTTGAAATGGGTTATTGTTATACTTATCAGCATAACTAGGCCCATTGGAATAACCTCCAGCATATGTGGTTTTGGAATTACCAATACCATTTAACATACTTTTAGTCATTTCCATATTATTTGCTCTTAATTTAAATGCAGTATCACGTAAGTAACAACCAATACAAAATGCCATTACTAAGTCATCATTGTATCCTGATTGAGCTTCTGCTCTACCGTTTCTCCATATAAATACTTTCATTTCCTCTAATAGGCGAGCTGAATGAAAAACAACTGCTTTATCCATAACAGCTTCTTGGAATTTTCCAATTGCTATAGGACGAGTTGTGTTTGACATTGTAAAACCTGGGGTCATTTTGCTATGATCCATGTAAGGATCAAAGAAAGTATCTACATTATTTGTTCCACCTTTTGGTGAGTAATAAAAATTTTGATAACCTCTGTCTAAAATGGTTTGTACGGTTGACCAACCTACGCTTTGATTTTCGACTGCTAATAAGGCATTGTTATATTCCGTTGCAATGCTTGCTAGTAAATGTCCATAATCTTTTGTATTAATTTGGCCCTTATATTCACCTACCTGAGTGAATGTTTCAACATCAAAGATGTGAAATGCCGAATAATCCTTGCCATCGCCACGCGCTACATCAGCTACGATCAGATAACTCCTCGAATAATCCGCTGGTTCCCAAATCCATAGGTTTTGATCAATACCACGTTTTTCTAGAGGTTCTTTCACGTGAAATTGTTCGTAAAAAGTAATATCTTCAGGGGTGAATACTGTATCACCCGATGTTGTAAAGTCACAGTCACATTCCTGTGCTGCCATTCGAACACCTAAATCTTTATCTTGTTGATCTCTCCATGATTGATCTCGTTCAGGGTGAACTTCCCAAGGTAATCTAATAGGTAAGAAACTGTTATCGCCCATTTCAGCAGCAACCCATGTCTGATGGAACCAGTTACCTGTACCATAAGGTGTAGACAATGCAATACATCCACCACCCGTAGCTAAGGTTTGTTGAGCTGAGGCCCAAATCTCACCAATGTTGTGAATAAAGGCGGCCTCATCTATAATTAACAATGAAACGGCTTCTGATCGACCTGCATCTGCTGATGCACCAACTGCTTTAATTTGAGATCCATTTGGTAGTCGAAGTGTTAATTTATTTGCTTCGTCAGGTTTGTTTGCAAATTTCAACCAGGAAGGTAAGCTTTCATACATGAATTTTACCTTGGTAACCATGTTTTTAGCGGTTTCCTGTTTTGTTGCAATACAAAGGATGTTTTTATCTTCATGGAAGATCATCATCCATAATGAATAACCTGCGGCTAATGTTGATATACCTAACTGGCGAGATTTAAGTACTATTGAATATGGGTTCTCTTGGAATAGAGTAAGTACTTTTTCTTGGAATGGGTAAAGGTTAAAAGGCATTCGCCCACGCTTCGGATGCTGGATCTGGCAGTATTTTTTCATAAAATATGCCGGTGATTGGGCACACTTTATATACTCCTCGCGGACGACTTGTTTTAAACTTTTTTCTTCCATTACTTAATTATGGTAAATGTAAGAAGAATAAGTATGGAAGACACGAATCCTCCACCTAACCATTTAATACCTTTCTTTAAGTTAGTGTTTTTGCGAGTTAGATCTTTAACGTCTTTTTCTAATCCTTTAATTACAGTATCCTGTACAGTAACAATCTTTTCATAGTCTGCTACTTGCTTGAGATAATTTTTTTCTTTAGATACGTAAATACTAATTGTACTATCTTTGGCGTCAATTTTTTCATTCAACTGCCATACCATTTTGTTTATAATTTTTAACTCAGCAATAGCAGAATCACCTCGTGTGAGGTCAATTGCAATAGCTCGTGCTTTATCGTGTGAAAAACAAATTTTATCAGTAACGGTCTGTGAAAAACTGCTCGAGCTCAGAATTAGAAGCACTAGTAAGATCTTTAATTTTGTTGCCATAATATGTGCGTGTTTGTTGTAGCTCTTTTTCGGTGTGTTTAATTTCTATATTCAATGAATCAACAATGTGATTTTGTTGATCGAGTTGTTTGTTTAAAACTTTTTGACCAAATTTCAATACTTCAATATTGTTTTTTAGTCGCTCAATTTCCTGTTTTTGTTTTTCGTATTTGTCAGTTGGTGTAGGTTTTTCAACATCACACTTAACTAAAAATACTAGTAACAATAAAAGTATCCCACCTATGATAAGATGGGATAGCTTTAGTTGGAATGTTTTATTTCGGATCATGCTTCAACTTCTCTACCAGCAGCACGTTTCAAATCATCCATCATTGATTTAGGGAATTTGAATTTGTCTTTTGCTAGTTTTAAAATACCATCAATTTTAGCTTTATCGTCTTTATTTTTCTTAACGGATGCTAAAAATTGGTTGAATTTAACTTTCTTTTCTTCTGGGGTGGAAGCTAATTCTTTTGCTGTTGAATCACTAGCTGCTGCTTTTGTTGCTGCTACATCTTCATCATCTGCAGGTTCTTCTTTAGATGTTGTTTTTGGAGCTATTTCTTTTTTAGCTTTAGGTGTTTCAGCAGGTTTTTCAGCTGCTTTTCTACCACGTGTACCTGGTTCTTTCAAACCTAATGCTTTTAGGATAGCATTGTTTGTTTGGTTGTCTTGTAATTTACTTCCAGAATCATCAAATTCTGTTTGTTTTTTCAAAGCTTGAGCAACAGCAGAAGTTTGACCTTTACCTGAAATTTGTTGACGGATAGCTTTTAAAAGACCTTTTAAGCCTTCTTTATCCATTTTAGATACATCTGTTTTAGATATTCCTCTATCTGAAAGTGTTCTATTAACAACTTTTTCCATAGCTGATTCTAGTGTGTCTTCTTCACCATATTTTGCTGCTACTTGTTGATCAAATCGACCACCGAAATCTGGGATTTCATTTAAGTCTTCTTCTTTAATGTTTTGACCAGCTGTAGTTTCGATATTTGTAATATTAGCATCTTTTTTAAGTGCTTCTATATTCTTTTTTTCATCAGGAGTGTTAAAAGGCATTGTTGTAGTATCACCTTTTTTGTTTGTCACAAGCACATTTAAGGCTTCGTTGATTTCTTCACGTATGATTTCGAGTAAACGGGATTTTTTCATTTTATATTTTATTTATAAATATTAAAGACCCATTACTTGTTTCAATTTCTTAATTCTCTCCTCGGTAGTACCTGATAATCTGGAGAAATGAGGAATTTTAGTTTTGTGTTTTTCAATAATTTTACAAATCTCTTTATCAATTTCCATTCGATATTCTGCATCTACAGCACGTACCCCATTATCCTCTAATTCAACACCATTAGGTGAAACGTAGAAAATATAGTCATATTCGCGCAATAAATGAGCGGCAACTTCATTTAATGTATCACCTATATAGTATGGAATTGAATCAGCTAAACGCGTAAATGCCATTACATCAATAACAGTACGATCAGTAATTACATTGTCTAAATATAATTCACTTGAACGTTCAGCCAAAAATACAAATTGACCTTTTAGTGTTGAGTCAGTGTTTAACGGAATACCTAAATCACGTAGATATTTTGAACGTTCTGTTCTAAATTCATAGTCTACAAATTCAGGTAATTCTCTTAATGCATTAACTAGTGTTGTTTTACCAACTGAAATTGTTCCACAAAATCCGATTTTCATAACTTTTATTTTAAAAAACTTTCTGCTACATAAATTGCTTGTGCTCCTGACACTGTAATACCACGTGCACTTAAAGCATCACCCACGAAATGTACGTTAGGATAATCTACTAGACTAAGATTACTATAATCTACTTTCACTTCAGGTGACAAATATTTTACTTCAGGAATATACATTCCCCAATCGTCTCCTAATGTTGGGAATACTTTTTTCATATCCATGATAAAATCCATAACGTATTTAAAATAACCACCCATTGCAGGTTCTACAACATGAGTAAGTGTATCTAAACTAATTTGAGTTGAAGTTACATTATTACCTTCAGATGTAGTAGATGGTTGACGAGATGGACTATAATACAAACCAGTTCCGTTTGATTGTAATTTAGAAACAACTTCACGTGACCAAGTAAATGGATCTTCAATACCATTAATTTCCATCAAGATACCAAAGTTAGTCATATTATTTCTATATGCTTCATCTTTCTTAGCGTGACCATTGTAACTGTGATCTCCATATGTTTCTTCTACAGCAACATAAGCAGCATTATTGTTTGTACAGAATGAACGTAATGATACTCCTTCATCTTCAAATTTTCTATATAACTTAAAGTCATATGAAATATCGATTAGTTTTTGGAAGTGTTCTTGTGGTGCTTCAAATCGAACACCAATTTGAACTGATTTAGGTTCATCTGGTAATTTATATTCTTGGGCTAATTCTTGAGCAAAGTCAATACCTGATTTGCCTACACCGAAAATAAGTTCATCATATGTGATATCGGCATTATGTGTGTAAGCTCGGTTATTTTTAAAATCAATAGATTCTATTTTAGTTTCCCAATGAAATACAACACCTTTAGATACTAAATAATCATACCAATTTTTAGCAATTTCAGATAGATAATCTGTACCTACGTGCCATACTGGGAATAAACGTAAACC